ACAATGTTGAAACACTAGATGCATTGATCGATATCTTGGTTGTTACTATTGGCGCTATCCACAGTGCAGGATACGATGCTGAAGGTGCCTGGAAAGAAGTTATGGCTACTAACTTTGCCAAGATTGACAAAGACACTGGCAAGGTTCGCAAGCGCGAAGATGGTAAGGTTCTTAAGCCATTAGGCTGGACTGCCCCTAACTTAGTGAGATTCATAAATGAAAAAAATTAAAACACGCCTGGACAAAAATGGCAACAACGTAGAAATCTGGTGGGCCGGAAACATATCCTTCACCCCAGTGGTACCATTATTTCTCAGAGTGCAGGCTGAACTTATAGAAAACAAATTAGGACTACCAGTATTCGTTTTTAAAAATACCAACAGTGTAGTATGGGCGCAAGACTTGGATGGTAAAGTATTAGGCGGAATATGCTACGAGTATCAAATCCCCACTCGTACTGGCCACATTATCCTGAACTTTACCGACCCAGATCATCGTGGCCAAGGTATCAATGCAATGTGCCACCCTTGTTTTGAAGAAGATGTTAGACGTCAAGGTGCTACCAGTTTAGCAAGTGTTGTCAATGTATTAAACGAATCGGGTATTCGGGCTTCGACGAAGGCAGGTATGATGCCAGCTTCGTATCGAATGCACAAATCATTATAAGGAGTTAGCTATGCACCATCCGGATAGTTTACAGCGGCACATTAGCCACTTAGAAGAGAGCCATACCAAGTTAGAAAAGGAATTATTGATCCTTGAAGAACATCATCAAAACGATACTCCAGTGGCCATTGGTATTAAGAAAAAGAAATTATACATCAAAGACGAGCTAACTCGTTGTAGACAAACCCTTGTTAGTATGTTATAATACATCTATGACTCAACCTTTTAAGAAAGCTGCATGCTTTACTGATATCCATTTTGGCCTACGCAATAATAGTCGTACTCATAATGATGATTGTGAAAACTTTATCAAATGGATGACTACTGAAGCTAAGAAGGAAGGGGCCGAAACAGCCATCTTCCTTGGTGACTGGCACAACAATAGATCCACTGTAAACGTAAGCACATTAAACTACACCACTTCAAATATCAAGTATCTCTCGGAAAACTTCGAAAAGGTGTATGTTATTATGGGTAACCACGATCTTGCATATCGAGAGAAGCGTGAGATCAATTCCTTGCCGTTTGCCAAACATCTAAGTAATGTTGTACTTGTTGACGAACAGTTGACTATCGGAGACATGACTATTGTCCCGTGGTTAGTTGGCGACGAGTGGGAAGATATGAAGAAGCTAAAGAGTCGCTATGTGTTTGGACACTTTGAGCTTCCACATTTTAAAATGAATGCTATGGTAGAAATGCCAGATCATGGCGGGCTTAATGCCGGACACTTTCCTAATCAAGAACTTGTGTTCTCTGGACATTTTCACAAGCGCCAGCGCAAAGGCAACATTGTGTACATGGGAAATTGCTTCCCACACAACTATGCAGATGCCTGGGATGATGAACGTGGATGTATGTTCTTAGAGTACGGTGGGCAACCTGACTTTCGTACTTGGCCCGATGCACCAAAGTTTAAAACACTTACATTGACGCAAGCCATTGATCGGCATGAAGAATTGTTTGATGCACAAACGTTTGCTCGAGTGACAATTGACGTAGACATCTCATTTGAGGAGGCTACATATATTAAAGAGCAATGGGCAGAAACGTATAACATGCGTGAACTGAGTCTAGTTCCTGGAAAGAAAGAAGAACACGCAACTGAATGGACAGGCGGAGAAATCCAATTTGAATCAGTTGATGCAATTGTATTGAATCAGATCCAAGCAATCGATTCTGACGTTATTGACCGTAATATGCTATCACAAATCTATCAAGGACTTACACATTGATTAAGTTTAAGAATCTGACAATTAAAAACTTTATGAGCGTGGGCAATGTGACCCAGGCGCTTCGCATGGATCAGCATGGGCTAACCCTTGTACTCGGCAATAACTTAGACTTAGGTGGTGATGGAGCTCGCAATGGCGTGGGTAAAACTACCATGGTCAATGCACTATCGTATGCTATCTACGGCACTGCACTGACTAGCATCCGTAAAGAAAACTTGATTAATAAGACCAACGCTAAGGCAATGCTGGTCACTGTTGAGTTCGAAAAGAATGGTGCAAAGTATCGTATTGAGCGTGGCCGCAAGCCTAACCTACTAAGATTCATTGTTGACGATCAAGAAGTGAGCGAAGCTGGTACTGATGAAGGTGCTGGCGAAAATCGTGTGACTCAAGAAGCTATCGAACGTGTAATTGGTATGAGCAGCGAAATGTTCAAGCATTTAGTTGCACTCAATACATACACGCAGCCATTCCTGAGTCTTAAATCAAATGATCAACGTAATATCATCGAAGAGCTATTGGGCATTACACAGTTAAGCGAAAAGGCCGAGCTGCTTCGAGAACAAATTAAGATTAGCAAAGAAACAATTCGTGACGAAGAGTCTCGTATTAAAGCAATGCAAGAAAGCAACACTCGGGTGCAAAGTGCAATCGATGATCTTGAACGACGAAGTCGTACATGGTCTACTAAAAAAACTACCGACTCAACTGCACTGGCTGTTGCAATCACCGAATTAGAAAATACTGATATTGAAACCGAGCTCGAGTCGCACCGTGCGTTAGCAACTTATAAAGAAAACGAAAATCGTTTAAAGTTGGCAACTAAGGAACTGGCAACTCGACAAAGCAATGTTAAGAAACTACAAGAAGCATTATCACTTGCGCAGAAAAGTCTAGCTTCAATCAAAGAGCATCAGTGTCCAAGTTGCGGACAAGATGTACATGATGAAAAACATGACGAAATGGCAACGTCTGCTCAAGCAGCAGTGGACTTAACTGTCAATGCGCTGCAAGAAGAACACGGGTACCTTGCGCAATCTGACATGGTAGTTCGTAGTATTGGTCAATTGGGCGATCGCCCGCGCACCAAATATCAAAATGTAGAAGATGCAGCAGCTCATAAGAATAACTTAGAAAATATCCGTAAGCAGCTAGATACAAAGGCTCAAGAAGAAGATCCGTATGCGGAACAAATTGAGTCAATGAAAAATACTGCTCTTGCATTGGTTAGCTGGGATGAAATTAACAGAGTAAGTAAGCTACTTGAGCATCAAGAGTTTTTGCTAAAACTATTAACCAGCAAAGACTCGTTTGTTCGAAAACGAATTATTGAACAAAACTTGGCGTATTTGAATCATAGATTGGGATACTACTTGGATAAGCTACAACTGCCGCATACTGTTGCTTTTAGAAGCGACTTGGAAGTTGATATTAGCCAACTAGGACAAACTTTTGATTTTGATAATCTGAGTCGAGGAGAACGTAATCGACTAATTCTAGCATTGAGCTGGAGTTTTAGAGATGTGTATGAAAGCTTCACTGAGCCAATGAACTTGTTGTTTATCGACGAGTTGGTTGATTCTGGTATGGACAGTGTTGGTATTGAGCATTCAATGTCGGTACTGAAATCTATGGGACGAGAAATGAATCGTAATATTTTCTTAATCTCGCACCGTGATGAACTAGCAAGCAGAGTGAATAACGTGCTTATGGTTGTCAAGGAAAATGGATTTACTATGCTAGAAGCTGATACACAAGTTAACGAAATTTAAGGAAACAACATGACAAATCACGAAACACTATTGGAACAATTTGAAGTATACAAGTCTGAGAACGAAAAGTTCACAGGCAAAGGTGTTAAGGCTGCTGCTGCCCGTGCTCGTAAGGCACTACAGGAAATGTCCAAAGCGATCAAAGAACGCCGTAAAGAGATTACTGCTGAAAAAGAAGCACTAGCCGCTGCTCCAAAGTAAATGGAATGGACCTATCAAGGTGCCATTGTCGATACACTACCTGATGAATGCATTGGGTTTGTGTATCTCATTACTAATATCACCAATGGTAGAAAGTACGTTGGTAAAAAGTTGGCAAAGTTTGCTAAAACATCTGTGAAGACAGTAAAGCTAAAGAACGGCACCAAGAAGAAAAAGAAAATTAGATCCAAAGTGGACAGCGATTGGCGCGAGTACTATGGATCCAGTGAACATTTAACCAAAGACGTTGAACTATTAGGCAAGGACAACTTTAGCAGAGAGATACTACACTACTGCAACTCAAAAGCAGTGTGCTCGTATATTGAAGCAAAAGAACAGTTTGATAGAAAAGTACTCGAATCGCTAGACTACTACAATGGTCATATTAGCGTTAGGGTTCATGGCTCACATATTATTAATAAACTCTAAAAATAACACGAATGGCTGCTGAAAATGTAGCCACAATGATAATTACAACATAGCACTCATCTTAGACTAAACTGCTTAGTCCAGCAATCTGCGTTTACCGCACACTCCTTAACACCACGTTAACCGCTAACTCCCCCAGACTCATTTACTACTGATAGGCTCGTGTCGCCGATATATGACACCCATAAAACCAGGCACTAGGGTTGCGCTGGGGAAGGAACTTCTGTGCAGTAGCAGAGACTAAAACCACTATCCTTCACAGGACGTAGATCACTTGCTTGAAAAGATCTGGGTTTAGTATATGTAAAGCTAGAAAGAGTAGGCACTGCTGACAATTGCATCCTACATACTGTGTGCGTGAGTTCAACTAGATTCACATAGTAGCGTCATAATAAGATGAGTGTAAAAGGGTACAGCGTGACCGCCCTAACTGGTAACAGTTGCTTTAGTTGAATGTGGCATTGGACTTCGGGTCAAAATGTTAATCTTAGTCCGTAAAGGGCTAAGTGTGACTGAAGCATCAGGTCAAGTATTCATCTTGTACTTCATTTAGTAAAACACATAACTTCTATCACAATAAATCGTGTTAACTAAAAAAATTCTAGTTTATTAAAGTTGAATGAGTTAGAGCATAGCGATACGAAATTCAAGAGCGAAGCATTCGCTCTACCAAGATAATATAAATGCATATCAATGACTATGAGCGAGCAAACCCTTTTTTGCCGTACATTGCTTCTGTTCTTTCCTTGATAGTCTCACTGAGAATAGTTCTTTCAATATATGTCATGTCCCAGATTTCTGCTGGGCTAATTGCGCCCCAAATACTCAACATTGATACTTCTTTGATTAAGGCTCTTGATTCTGTTTCGATGTTGTCAACGAAGCGTTTAATTTTTGCCCCGTTAGTCCCGAGTGTCAAGAGCCTGCGCCGAAAAAACTTGTAGGATCAAATAACATGTCTGATGTATAAGGTTTATTGCAGAACTCACAGGTGACGTGCAGTGTTCTGGTAATACCAAATTCACTAAACCTTTTAATTTCAACGTCAAGTCTCTCGTTGCTGGCCCGATCTAAATTCTTAATCCACTCGCGAATGTGGTTGGTGTCAGTGACAACTATACCATCTGGCAATATAACTGACGTAATACTTTCTGCCAATACATCTTGACTCAATGCAATCAGCTGATTATAGCCTTTGTTAGCAACATCTGCTTTCTGTTCTAACGTTGCATCTTCTCGTGATTCAACACCTTGCATTTGACGCATCGTATCAAATTGTACACGCAACAATTTGCTTTGTGCAGCCAGTGTGTACGGTTTTAATATTACGTTAACACCATTGCTCAATGTAACATTGCCAATGTCTTCAGCAATTGGTTTCATTGTGCCAAGTACGCTGCCTAAACCCACAGTAACTCGTTGACTTCTGCCTTCGCTTTCGGTACAGTTATGATTGATTTCCAAATCCATATCGTCGCCATAACTGGTCATTCTCATTGCAACTAAAATTGTGTCAATGTCCGGGGACGGGATTTCATTGACATCTTTAATGTCTGGGCACACTGAAGTAAGCACTTGTTTAAGAGCTTCACCATTGAGTAATGCGTCGGGATTTTTTAAGATAAGTTCGTCTTTGGCAGTCATTGGGTATACTGCTAATTCATTTGTATCAGATAACTTGGGTGTATTTTTATAATAACGGCCGCCACTTGGCAACGTAATGTATGTTCCTGGTTTTCGGTAATATTGAAAGAGCGGGTTTGCTGCAACCTGTTTAATAGGTTTGTTTAGAGGGTTTGAGTTATCCATGTAGTTAATCCTTATCGGTAAATAGGTGTGTAAACCTATTTCATAAACCTATTTATGTACAGTGTTAAAGGCTAAAGGACCGGATTTCTATAAATGGATGAAGAACAATACAATCGTATAATGGAACAATTTTTCACACGTTTAGAACGTTTGACAAATCAACTTGGCCGCGGTGATACTAGTGCCGGCAGCAAAACAGGTACGGTTCCTCGCCAAGCCAAAATTGATACCAGTGGTAAAGAAGCAGAGAGATTGCAGCAACAGGCAAATGCTCGAGCCAAATTAGGTATTAAAGCCAACAAAGAACAACTTGATGCACAAGATGAATTAACTGACAGCACTGATGACTTGGCTAAGAAGACCAAAAATCTTGGACGCGAGTGGGATAGTGGTACTAGTGCTCTAAAAAGATTTGGCAACGGCTTGCTAACTGGAACATCGGATCTAGGTGGAGCAATAAGCAATTTAGGCAGCGGGTTAGAATCAAGTAAAAATACTGTGCTAAAGTCTTTTAGCAAATTTGCCATTGGAGCCGGCTATGTTTTAGGAGGCATGCAAGAATTTGCTAAAAATGCAGCAGAGATGGGGACATTTGCCGATCTAAATGCATTCAGTGCAGGCAGTGTAACTCAAATGAAAATTATGAGTGGATTAGGAAATAGTTTCATAAAAGTCATTGAAGGTAGCCAAGGTGGATTCAAAGCCTTTGGCAAAACCAGTGAAGAAGCAGTTAAAAATTTAAGTAATCTGTCACGTGGATTAAAATATGGTGCATTTCATTCAAATTGGTTTGGAATGACGCTATCATCAGACGTGGCAAAATCAATGAATATTGCTGCTAAAGCTGCAAATGGAATGGGATTAGCCGACGAAGATCGTGCAATGTTGTTGGGCCAATTGGCACAAAGTTCAAGTCTTGGTGCCAAAGACGAGCAAGATGCACAAGAGAGACTTGTTAAACAGTACGCTGATACGTTAACAAACACCCGAACATTAAGCAATGCATTTGGTACCAGTGCAAAAGAAGTTTTAGCTGCAATGGCAGCATTTAGAAAAACACAAGCTGGCGCAGTTGCAGGTTTAGAAGGCAATGTGGGCGCTGCCAATATTGCCGCAGTGATTAAACAATTAGGTTATGAAACTGACGAAACTAAAATTGCAAACCAGGCACTTGCTTTATCGCAAGGACGCATGGAAGCTGCACAAGCTAATTTAAGTAATGTAAATGCTACGCCTGTATTACAAATGCTAAATGAGCAGATACAAAAAGGTACTGGGGGCGGTGCCAACATGGAGAAACTAACTCAAAACTTAGTAGGTCAAAAAGACTTCATGAAGCAGCTTTATGAAGAACGTAAAAGTCAGCAGGGATTAAATGATGCGTATGCAGCACCAGCTGTTGCAATGGGCGTATTGGCTAAAAGAATTGAACAGACTGGAAAAATTATAGACAAGGAAACAACTGCTGGATCTGAAGCTGGTAATATTAAAGCAATGAATACCCTCACTGCTTCACTTGACTTTCTTCGTTGGGGTGTTGTAACACTTACTGCAACCCTGGTTGCATTAACTGGAATATTAGCACCACTAGTAGGAGGTCTTGCATTAAGTAAAATTACGTCAATGTTTAAAGGAGGAGGTGCCGCTGCTGGCGGCATCACTGGCGCCCTTGGCGGATTATTTGGTAAAGATGGCAAAGGTTTTGCTGGTGGCATCACAGGTGCAATTGGCGGATTATTTGGTAAGGGTGGCGCAGTTGAAGCTGGCGGAACAGTTGCAACCACAGCAGCAAGTGCTGGCGGCGCGGCTGCTGGTGCTAAAAACTTAGGTGAAACAATGGCGTCAATGGGCTCTGGCGCCGGCAAAGGCATTAGTGAATTATTAATTGGTATTGGTACCGGAGTTGGCAAAGGAGCCGAAGCATTGCTACGTGGGTTAGCAGCAGGATTGCAAGCATTTGCTAATCCGCAAGTGGTAGCAGGTGCCGCTGGACTTGCTGCTTCTATTGCATTAATTGGAGCAGGCGCTGGTGTAGCATTATGGGCAGTGGGCAAAGGTTTAAAAGTATTCGGCGAAGGTTTAGCAGTTGTTGGCGCAGTAGATGGCGGCAACTTAATAAGCATTGGCGCTGGTCTAGGTGCAATTGGATTAGGATTGGCATCATTTAGTGCAGGCTCATTACTTGCAACAAGCACTGGTGTCATTACTGGTATTGCAAGTTTATTTGGAGTCAAGAGTCCATTTGATCGTATCAAAGAGTTTGTGCCATTAGCAGATAAAATTAGTATGGTCGGCCTTGGTATTAAAAACTTTGGCGCCGGCATCTTGGACATGAACACTGGTCTCAATGGATTTAATAAATCTGCACTGGTTGATTTACAAGGGCAATTGGCAGAGTTTGCAATTGCAGGATCAAGTGATGCAATGCGACAAACTGCTGAGTATTTGACACAAATTGGCGGCGCCCTTGGCAATATCAGCAAGTTAGGTAGCACTACTTTACCAAATATTAGTAATTTGACAATTCCAACCGTGCCAACAAATATGGCCGCAAATCTACCAGCCAGCAATACACTGCCTACAAATATACTGAATAATACTGCGTTAACGCCCGATGTTATTGCACAAGTTCTTGTTTATCTGTCAAGTATTGAAACTGATTTACAAGCCATCAGGGGAAATACACGTAAGAGTGGATATTCTCCGGTGACTTTGGCATAACATGATGAGATAAGTAAAGCTATAACATCAACATGTACTAGATAGACATAGTAGAGAAATAGGATAATTTTATGGCTGGATGGAAAAAACATTTTAAAATTTGGGAACCAGAGAATGAACTGGGGAAATCCGGGCAAGGAGGCGGCGCCGCCTCCTCTTCCAAATTTGCGTCTTGGCTACAGGAAGTCTACACTGGCCAGCCAAACCGTACAGATCGTTATACTCAGTATGATCAGATGGATATTGATAGTGAAGTAAATGCAGCATTAGATACTATCAGTGAATTTTGCACACAATCAGACTCTGAAACAAATTTACCGTTCCGTGTGATTTGGAAAAATGAACCAACCGAAAGCGAAAGTAAAATTGTCAGTGAGTCATTGAAAAAGTGGACAGCAATTAACAAGATGGATCAGCGCATCTTCCGTATCTTCCGCAGTGCAATCAAGTATGGCGATCACTTTTTCCTGCGCGACCCGGAAACATTTGAATTGTATTGGGTGAATCCTACAGATGTAAAACGTGCCGTTATTAATGAAGCCGAAGGCCGCGCAATTGAGCAATATGTTATTTCAAACATTCACCCCAACTTAGCTTCGAAAGTCGCGACCCAACCAATTGATAATGTGCAAACATTACCTGGAGCAGCAGTAACAAACGCAGCTGGTCCTTATTCACAATCTAGCAATTATTCCAAACCAGGTAGTCAAGGCGGTGAAGTTGCAATTGATGCTAATGACGTAGTTCACATCAGTCTCAACGAAGGCTTGGATAGTTCTTGGCCGTTTGGAGCAAGTATTCTTGACAGTGTATTTAAAATTTACAAGCAAAAAGAAATGCTTGAAGATGCTGTTATTATCTATCGTGTACAACGTGCGCCAGAACGTCGAGTGTTCTACATTGACACAGGCAACTTGCCAGCACACCAAGCAATGGCATTCGTTGAGCGTGTAAAAAATGAAATTCACCAACGTCGAATCCCAACTCGCAGTGGTGGTGGTTCGTCAGTTGATGCCAGCTATAACCCATTAAGCATCATGGAAGACTTCTTCTTTGCCCAGACAGCCGACGGTCGTGGCAGTAAAGTTGAAACATTACCTGGCGGCACAGGCTTAGGTGAAATTGACGACTTGAAGTTCTTTACTAATAAATTACTGCGCGGACTACGTATTCCAAGTAGCTACTTGCCAACTGGCCCAGATGATAGTGCAGCTCAATTCTCAGACGGTCGCATTGGCACAGCATTAATTCAAGAATATCGTTTCAATCGTTATTGCCGTAGACTGCAAGGCTTAGTTGCACCATATCTTGATAAAGAATTCAAAGTCTTTATGAAGCAACGTGGTATTAACATTGATAGTTCTGATTTTGACATTGACTTTTTAGAGCCACAAAACTTTAACGACTATCGTGAAATTGAAGTTAACAATGCACGTTCAGCAGTGTTTACACAATTGAGTGAAATCCCATATATTAGTCATAGATTCAAATTGAAAAAGTTCCTTGGACTTAACGACGATGAAATTTTAGAAAACGAGCGTCTATGGAAAGAAGAAAATCAAGGTGCGGATGCAATGGCATCAGACACCGAAGAGTCACCAAGTTTTGCTGCAACTGGTCTCAAAGGGCCAGGCGAAAGCGATTTAGATTTAACAGCCGGCATGGGTGAATTTGAAACCGAAGCACCAGCTGCTCCAGGTGAAGAAGCAGCCGCACCGCTAGCAGCAGTACCCGGTGCTGCACCAGTAGCATAAAGCATATTGATTGATAAGTAAGAGTATGAGATTTAATGACCTTACTGAAATCAAAGATGAGATCGAAGAAGAAATCGATCCCGATGTTGCTTTTTATAGCGACACCAGACGTAAACGTTTAACGCTTGAACACGTTAATCGTTTACGTAAGCTACGTGATTTGAGAAAGTACGAAACTGCTAAACGGTTAGACTTAGTTCAAAAAATGTACGCCAGACCTGCTCCGGTCTAATACTAAATCATATTTCTCTGTAAATTTGTCAAAAAACTAATGTTTTTTCGCCATATCTGCACGATTCTCCTACGTCAATAGTAAGTAGTTATTGGTACAGCATACTTTACTATGCCTGCCCCTTAGCTAAGGAGAAACACTAATGACTAAAACGATTTTAGAACAAGCACTGGACCATCTTTTAAATAAAGAAGATGACAAAGCCTCTGCATTGTTGCATGATTATTATGTTGATATTGGCCGTAAAGTCTATGAAGATATTATGACCGACGACATTAACTTCGAAGACGAAGACGAACTTGGAACTGCAATTGACGAAGTTGATGCAGATTTAACAGAAGAAGGCGAAGACGAATTTGCTCCAGAAATGGGCGATGACGAAGCCACTGCTGACTTAGGTGACGACATGGGCGCCGACGAAGCAATGCCAGTTGATGCAGATTCAGCTGATGTTGCAGATGCTATGATGGATGTTGAATCCGCATTAGCCAAGTTAAAAGCAGAATTTGAAGAAATGGTTTCTGGTGCCAGCGAAGAAATGGGCGCAGAAGAAGAAATGGGCGACATGGGAGCTGAAGAAATGCCAGAAAGCATTGAAGAATCTGCTGAATTAACAGCAGTTTCAAAGCCAGACAACAGCGACAAAGCTGATGTTAAAGCCAGCCCAGTAGCAAAACGCAATCCAATGATGGCTCGCCCAGCGACCAACTTTGCAGGCGGCGCTGCCCAAGGCGTAGTAAGCGGTACAACACCAGCTAAAGCCCCATCTGCACAAGATATGGGTGGAACTACTAAGCCAGCAATGTCAAAAGTTGCTAAACCCTCAGCTAGAGGTTAAACATCATGAACCTTCAGCCACTACGTGAAAATTTAAGTTTCGATCAAGCCAAAATGGTCGTTGAAACCAAAGAGTCAGCCAGTGGCGGTAAGGATCTCTACATGAAAGGGATTTTCATCCAAGGCGGTAAAGAAAACCATAACGGTCGTACTTACGGTGTCAATGAAATTTCTCGTGCTGTAGAGAGCATTCGTACACGATTAGATAGTGGTTTCTCAGTGTTGGGCGAAGCTGACCATCCAGATGATCTTCAAGTAAACATTGACCGAGTAAGTCATATGATTACTGAGATGTGGATGGAAGGCGAAAACGGTTATGGTAAGTTAAAACTTATCCCAACTCCAATGGGAAATATTATTAAAACATTACTTGAAAGTGGTGTTAAGTTAGGTGTTAGCAGCCGCGGTAGCGGTAATGTTACAGAATCAGGCGCTGTTAGCGATTTTGAGATTGTAACAGTTGACGTTGTAGCACAACCTAGTGCTCCAGATGCCTACCCAACAGCAATTTATGAACGAGTAATGGGCAGTCGTAGACGTGCCGCTCTTATGGATGTGGCCTTTGCGGCGACCTACGATAGGTCCGCACAAAAGCATCTCGAATCCGAGATGCGTAGATTCATTCAGAATCTAAAATAAGTCTGAGGAAAAATACAATGACACAATTTACAGAAATGTTAGGTTCAGTGGTTTTATCCGAAGAGGTGCGCGATAATATCAACACCGCTTGGGACAAACACTTAGCCGAAAGTCGTGAAGCAGTGACCGCTGAACTCCGTGAAGAGTTTGCTGGTCGTTATGATCATGATAAAAGCCAATTAATTGAAGCAATGGACAAGTTAATGCAAGATACAATCTCTGCAGGCGCTGCCGATTTAAAAACTTTACGCGAAGAAGCAACAGCTCAACGTGTAAAGTATGCTGCTAAAATTAAAGAAGATGCTCAATTACTACAAAAATTAGTATTAGAGACATTATCAAAAGAAATTAGCGAACTACGTGATGATCGTACAGCTTCTAAAGCTGCTATTGGTCAACTTGAAGAATTTGCCTTGCGCAAGTTAACAGGTGAATTAAGCGAGTTACACGAAGATCATAAAGCCCTAGTAAACGCTCGCGTTAAACTAGTTGCTGAAGGTCGTAAAGCAATCATAGAAACTAAAGCTACTTTCATCAAGAAAGCCAGTGAAAAGGTTAATAGATTAGTTGCTGAATCTTTCAAGAAAGAAGTAACTCAGCTTAAAGAAGATATTCGTACTGCTAAAGAAAATAACTTTGGTCGTAAGATTATGGAAGCGTTTGCAACAGAATTTATGGCAAGCAAGTTTGCTGATGGCACAGCCGTTAGCGCATTGAACCGTAAAATTTCTGATATGCAATCAAAACTAACAGAGGCTCAGCAAGCAATTGCACAAAAAGAAACAGTTATTACCGAGTCGCTTCGTCGTCAGCGCATTGCGGAAGATCAAGCACAGCGAGTTCGCGTAATGCAAGATTTATGCTCACCTTTGTCGAAAGACAAGCGTGGCATTATGGAAGAGTTACTTGAAAGCACAGATACGTCTAAGCTAAAAGATCAATTCCAGAAGTTCTTGCCATCTGTCCTTAACGAAGAAGTTCGTCGTGAGAAGAAAACACTTGTTGAAGGACAACAATCGCAGAAGACTGTGATTACAGGTAACAAAACAGCGCAAGCCGTTGAAGTTGCTCCAGCCGAAGCTGACGAAACTATTCGTCAACTACGAAAACTCGCTGGTATTTAAGAATTAATTAAGGAGACATTAATATGTCACAAGCTCTATTTGAAGCTAAAAATTGGTCTGCTACTAAGTCAGCCCTTACTGAAGGCCTAACTGGTCAACGTAAAACAACAATGGAAGTATGTTTAGAGAATACTAAAAAGTATTTGACAGAAACAGCTACTGCCGGCGGTACAGCAAGCGGTAACATCAGCGTTCTTAATAAGGTTATTTTACCTGTTATCCGTCGCGTTATGCCTACTACAATCGCTAACGAATTAGTTGGTGTACAGCCTATGCAAGGCCCAGTTTCGCAGATCCACACATTACGTGTACGTTATGCTGAAGCTGCTGATGCACAGACTGGTTATGCTGCTGGTAACATCGGCAAAGCAGTTACTGCTAACGACGAAGCTCTAAGCCCATTCTCAATTGCTAGCCAGTACTCCGGTTCTGCTGCTGGTAAGGGTTCTTCTACAGGTACTTTAGAAGGTACTGGCGGTAAGAAAATGAACATCCAGATCTTGAAAGAGACTGTTGAAGCTAAATCACGTAAGTTAAGCGCACGTTGGACATTTGAAGCTGCTCAAGACGCACAAGCCATTCACGGTGTTGACGTTGAAGCAGAAATCATGGCTGCTCTTGCACAAGAAATTACAGCTGAAATCGACCAAGAAGTTATCGGTTCCCTAATCGGTCTTGCTGGTACTGCTTATGCTACATACGACCAGTCTGGCGTATCTGGCCAAGCTGTATTCGTTGGTGACCAACACGCTGCTCTTGCAGTATTGGTAAACCGTGCTGCTAACGATATTGCTGCTCGCACACGTCGTGGCGCTGGTAATTACATCGTTGTTAGCCCAACAGCATTGACAATTCTACAATCTGCTACTACAAGCGCATTTGCTCGTACTACAGAAGGTACATTCGAAGCTCCAACAAACACCAAGTTCGTTGGTACATTGAACAGTTCAGTTCGCGTTTATGTTAACCATTACGCTGGTGATGATACTCCAGTTCTAATCGGTTACAAAGGTGCTAACGAGATGGACGCTCCTGCATTCTATTGCCCATACATTCCTTTGATGAGCAGTGGTGTTGTTCTTGATCCAAATACATTCGAGCCAACAGTGTCATTCATGACACGTTACGGTTATGTTGAGTTATCAAACAGCGCATCTTCTTTAGGTAACGCTGCTGACTACGTTAACACAATCGCAATCGATAGTACTACATTAAGCTTCATCTAATCTAAAAAGATTAGTTAAGTTTGACTAAGAAAAGGGCAGGCAACTGCCCTTTTCCATTGGGTAAGTATAGTATGTTTACAAGTATGCAAATTAGATTAGAACGCGCTGGTCACTGCCAAAAGTGTGAATACTATCGCCGAGCAACTAAGCAATGTACACAGTGTGGTTGCTTGGTTAATTTAAAAGTAACAATAGCAAATTCTACTTGCCCAGTGGGAAAATGGAAAGAAGCCGACCCCGGTGATGATCTGATAGCCGAAGTTTCTAATAAGATACGAAATTTCCTACACCTAAAAAAATGAGCCTCTGGTAAATACATTCAGAGGAGACTGATAATGCCAAAATTAGATGATTATGATGACAGTGGTGCTAATGCACCTCTAAGTGCAAACGCACAAAAAAGTATAGACGCTAAAATTGCATCAGGCGGTTGGTCTAGTGCAGACGAAGCCGCAAAAACAAAAGCAGTAGCTGACGCAGCCGCACAAGTGGCAGTGCAAGGTGCTACAAACACATTAGAAACAGATGATAAATTTGGACAATTTATTAATAGTAAATGGCGCCCAATGATGGCTTTTATCTACATGGTAACATGTGCAACAGACTTTGTAATTTTTCCTATTTTATGGTCAGTACTACAAGCAGTTCAAGGTGGGCAAGTTACTAGCCAGTGGAGTCCATTGACACTACAAGGGGCTGGACTTTATCACATAGCAATGGGTGCTGTATTAGGTTTAGCAGCATATGGTCGTAGCCAAGAAAAAATTGCAGGTAAGTCTTAATGGCAATTAAAACGAATCACTCAGTGGATTCATTGACACCAGATTCTGGTGTTTTGAAAATTTTAGCAGCTGGCGCAGTTGCACTTCCAGCAGGAACATCCAATGATCGTCCTGTAATCAGCGCCGCCGGCTATATTCGATTTGCAGATGAGATTATAACTCCAGAATATTATGACGGCGCTGATTGGCAGACTATATCGAATAAGGCGTATGTTGATAGCAGAATTAGCAATGCTGGATCTTCGATTAGCGAAGTAATTGCAAACTTAACGCTAGATGATCTAGCAGATGTTAAAATTAGTTCACCTAGTTCAAACCAGCTGCTGTCGTATGACACTGATTTAGGCCAGTTTGTAAATAAATCTCAAGCACTATCAATTGTTACCAGAATGTTTTCTGCAGATGGTACATCAATGACGTTTGATATATTAACAAATGTTCCGGCAATACAGAATTTAGTAGTAAGTATAAATGGTATTCAACAAGAGCCTTATTACAGTTATACGTTAGTTGATGGACACATTATTGCCTTTGACGAATTGCCAGAAGCTGGCGATAGAATTCAAGTTAAAATTTTAAATGCAACCGTATCAACGGATCGTGCAAGACCTCGGGTCCTTGACGTTTCTTATAGTACAGTTGCGCAGTACACTACAATTACTATTGTAGCCACAGACATTATATATGGAACAGGTGCCAAAATTGGCGGTCAAGCTATTACTAGAATTGATTATCCTGGGCAAGGAAGAATTCAACTTATGGTTGAAACAAGTCGCATGAGCAGTGTGCTTTGGCAGTATCCGCAAGACTTGACATTGGTAGATACCTCTGGGAACGAATTCGTTTTCCCAAACTTAATAAACTATGGCGCAAATCGTCCACAGTGGACTGAGTCAAATTCTTATATTGGAAGTTTTAATGGTGGAGATACCATTAATTATGCACTTGGAATAAATAATTTTGTTAGTGCAACAATAAACCCTGCTTATGCAGGTGAGACCGCTATTCCCTGGTTATCTATTAGCGGCTCTAATATCGTAGGTACTGCTCCAATTAATAGCAGTCCTAGTCGATACGAAATCTCAATAACTGCAAGCAACGGAAGCGTTGATATAACGAAAAACTTCTGGCTGCTTGTGATTTAACAATATCCTTCTTACGTTGGTTGGCGCCATACTTAAAATGCCAAAAAAACAAAACTAATTTGGTCTCATTAGAGGCCTAATACGAGGAAAATAAACATGCCTATTATTAAAGCAAGATCGAGTTCGATTATCGACTCGGTTGACCTGCGCGGTACCCCAACAGTTGCAACGGCAACAGCAGGTTCCAGCACAACACAAGTTGCTTCTACTGCTTTCGTTAGCACTGGAATCAGCAACTTAATTAATTCTGCACCAGCAGTATTAGACACATTATCAGAGTTGTCAGCAGCTCTTGGTGGTGATGAGAATTTTGCAACAACAGTTGCAGCATCTATTGCTACTAAATTATCTCTAAGCGGTGACACTATGTCGGGCTTCTTGACATTGAGTGCAGACCCAGCAAACGACCTACACGCAGCTACCAAAGGTTACGTTGACGGCTTAGTTGATGCACAGATGATTTACAGTACAGATGACGTACCAGAGGGTGTATTAAATTCATATTACCACACTGCACTTGTACGAGCCGACATTGGTTTAACAAGCGACAACACATCTGTGTTAAGCTATGCAGATGGTCAGTTTACATACAATCACCCAAACAGTGATGGTATTATTGAAGGTCAAACTAATCAATACTTTAATCAAGCTCGCGCTCGTACAAGTATCAGTTTGAACAGCGATGACAACCAGATTTTAAGTTATGGTTCAAGCACTGGTGAGTTTACATTCGTGACTCCAAGCACAACAAAAATTACAGAAGGTACACAGTTGTACTTTACTACTGCTCGTGCTCGCGCTTCAATCAGTTCTGGTACCAACATCAGCTACGATCCAGCAACTGGTATTATCAGTTCTGTTGCCACAGTTGAAAGTGTAAACGGACAAACTGGTGTAGTGGTTTTAACAACTTCACACATTGAAGAAGGTTCACAGTTATACTTCACAGCCGGCCGTGCAATCACTGCTACTGCTGCTGCTGTTGCTGCTGTGCAAGCTGCCGTTGATGCAGAAGCCCTTGCTGCCCGTGCTGCTGAAGGCATATTAACAGCTGACTTAGCCGCTGAAGCAACTCGTGCCACTGGTGCCGAAGGTGTATTGACAACTAACTTGGCAGCTGAAGTGACTCGTGCAACTGGCGCCGAAAGCGTATTAACAGCTGATCTAACCGCTGAAGTCTCTCGCGCAACTGGCGCCGAAGGCGTATTAACAGCTGACTTGGCTGCTGAAGCTTCTACTGCTCGTGCTGCCGAACTTGTATTGACAACTGACTTGGCTGCTGAAGTCTCTCGCGCAACTGCTGCCGAAGGCGTATTGACAGCCGACTTAGCCACTGAAGTTACAGCTCGTACTACTGGTGATACTACTAACGCAACTGCTATTGCTGCCGAAGCTACTACTGCTCGTGCCGCTGAAGGTGTGTTGACAACTGCTATTGCTGCTGAAGCTACTACTGCTCGTGCTGCCGAAGGCGTATTGACAGCCGACTTGGCCACTGAAGTCTCTCGTGCAACTGCTGCCGAAGGTGTATTGACAACTGCCATTTCTAATGAAGCTACTGCTCGTGCTGCTGCTGTCACTGCTGAAGAAACTGCTCGTATCGCAGGTGATGCTGCTTTGGGTGTTCGTATTGACAATGTTCTTAGCAATATTGATCCAGCTGCACTTGATTCTTTAACAGAAATCATTGCTGCTTATGATGCTGCTGACGCTGATTTACAACAGGCAATTACAGACTTAGCTTCTGCCAATGCTCTTGCTATCACTGCTGAAGAAACTCGCGCTATTGCTGCTGAAACTGCGCTTGATTCTGCTATTTCTACTGAAGAAGATGCTCGAATTGCTGCTGATAATCTAATTACTGCCAGCGTTGTTGCTGAAGCTACTACTCGCGCAGCCAACGATACAACAAATGCTACTGCAATCGCTGCTGAAGCCACTGCTGCTCGTGCTGCTGAAGGTGTATTAACAGCTGACTTAGCCGCTGAAGTAACACGCGCTGTTGCTGCTGAAGGTGTATTAACTGCTGCTGTTATTAGTGAAGCTGGTTTACGCGAGTCTGGCGACATTGCAAATGCTGCTGCCATTGATGCCGAAGAAACTCGTGCAATGGCTGCTGAAGATGTATTGACAACTTCCATTGAAACAGAAGCTAATCGCGCTGTTGCTGCCGAAGGCGTATTGACAACTGCTATTAGTACTGAAGCTTCTACAGCTCGTGCTGCCGAAGGCGTATTGACAACTAACTTAACTGCAGAAGTGACTCGCGCTACTGCTGCCGAAGTTGCAAACTCTTTGGCTATTACTGCTGAAGCCAATCGCGCTACTGCTGCTGAAGTTGCAAATGCCGCAGCTATTACTGCTGAAGAAACAGCTCGTATTGCCGGTGATGGTGCCGAAGCCAGTGCCCGTGCTATTGCTGTAAGTGCTGAAGAAACTCGTGCATTAGCTGCTGAAACTATACTTACTAATGCAGTAGCTGCCGAAGAAACTCGTGCTCTAGCTGCTGAAGGTGTATTAACTGCTGCCATTGAAGATGAAACTACTCGTGCATTAGCTGCTGAAGGTGTATTACAGACCAACATCAACAATGCATCTACTGCTTGGCAAGATGCTGACACTGCAATTGGTATTCGTATTGACAATGTTCTTAGTAATATTGATCCAGTTGCTCTTGATTCGTTGACAGAAATCGTTGCTGCATTCCAAGGTGCAGATAGTACTATCAATGGTGCTATCACTGCATTGGCCGCTGCTGCCACTGCTGATGTTGATGCAGAAGAAACTCGTGCTACTGCTGCTGAAGGCGTATTGACAACTAACTTGGCTGCTGAAGCTACTACTGCTCGTGCTGCTGAAGTTGCATTAGGTCTACGCATTGATGAAGAACATACTCATCACACTGCTGCTGAAGGCGTATTAACAGCTGACTTGGCTGCTGAAGTAACTCGTGCTACTGCTGCTGAAGGCGTATTGACAGCTGACTTGGCTGCTGAAGTAACTCGTGCTACTGATGCTGAAGGCGTATTGACAGCCGACTTAGCCACTGAAGTAACTCGTGCAAATGCTGCCGAAGGCGTATTACAAGCCAACATTGAAGCTGAAGCTACTACTGCTCGTGCTGCTGAATTAGCCAATGCTACAGCTATTAGTACTGAAGCTTCTACAGCTCGTGCTGCTGAAACAGCCAATACTACAGCTATCACCGCTGAAGTGACTCGCGCTACTGCTGCCGAAGTTGCAAACTCTTTGGCTATTACTGCTGAAGAAACACGCGCTACTGCTGCTGAAGCTGCATTATCAAGCGATATAGCTGCTGAAGCTACTACTGCTCGTGCTGCGGAAGAAACAAATGCTGCTGCTATTGTTGCTGAAGCTTTGACTCGATCTGCTGCTGATGTTGCAGGCGCAAACGCTTTGTCGTCTGAAGTGACTCGTGCTACTGCTGCTGAACAAGCCAACACTGCTGCTATTGTTGCTGAAGAAACTCGCGCTATGGCTGCTGAAAGTGCTGAAGAAACAGCTCGTATTGCTGCTGACACTGCAATTGGTATTCGTATTGACAATGTTCTTAGCAACATTGACGAAACTGCTCTTGATTCTTTAACAGAAATTATTGCAGCATATGATGCAGCTGATTCCAGCTTAACACAAGCTATTAGTGATTTGTCAACTGCAAGTGCTAATGCTATGACACTTGAAGCTTCTACACGTTTAGCGGCTGACAATGCATTATCAACTGCGTTAGCTGCTGAAGTAAGCCGCGCAAGCACAGCAGAAGCTGCAAATGCAACTAACATTACTAATGAAATTAGTGATCGTACACTTGCTGACACAACACTGCAGGCCAACATTGACGCTGAAGCTACTCGTGCAACTGCTGCCGAAGGAGTTATTGCTGCCAATGTAACTGCTGAAGAAACTCGTGCAATGGCTGCTGAAACAGCCAATGCTACAGCTATCACTGCTGAAGCGGATCGCGCTATTGCTGCTGAAAATGCAAATGCCGCAGCCGATCTTATCGAAGTTGCTGCTCGTTTAGCAGGTGACGTTGCTGTACAAGCCAACATTACTGCTGAAGCTACTACTGCTCGTGCTGCTGAAGTCGCACTGGGCGGCCGTATTGACACATTGAATACTGATAACATTGCTGAATTAAGCGGCGCTATCCACTTGTTCTTCACAGAAGGCCGTGCAAAAGCTTCTATCAGTTCTGGTGCAAACATTCAGTACAACAGCTCAACTGGTGTTATCAGCACATTGGCTGCGGTTCAAAGTGTTAACGGTCAAGATGGTATTGTTATTTTAACAACTGACAATGTGTCTGACGCTACTGCAACTAACAAATATTTTACCAATGCGCAAGCACGTGGTGCAGTATCGTTAGTAAGCGACAATAGTGACATTCTAAGTTACAGTGCCGGTACTGGTGTGTTTACATTTGCTGTTCCAACAACAGATGCAATCATTGAAGGTGCAGTAAACCAATACTACACAGACGCACGTGCCGATGCTCGCATTGGTCTTGCAAGTGTAAGCGATTTAGCTGACGTTGACTTTACTGGTACTATCAGTGATGGTTACTCACTAATTTGGAGCTCTGCTCTAAGCAAGTTTGTACCACAAAACGTTACAACACAAGTTCTTACAATGAACTTTACTGGCGACGGTACAACAGCAAGTTTCGCCACAGGTGTTGAACTAACAACAATTAATAACTCGCAAGTGTTTATTAACGGTTTGGTCCAAGCTCCAACTTACTCTTACACATTGTCTACAGTAGACGGTGTAACAAGTATCGTGTTTGACACTGCTCCAGAATCCAATGACTTCATTATGGTTCGTTTAACACCTTCGGCTACTTTAAGTGCTGGTGGTATCTTGAACGAAAATAGTGGCATTGATGGTGGTACATTCTAATCTTAAAGTAATTTAAGCTAGTATGGGGAAAGGCGCATTGCGCCTTTCCTTTTGGATCGCATAAATAGAGTTAGTACATTTTGCTATAGTACATAAATGCGAGTCCTTAAATGCCAATTTTTCGTGGAAAAGAGTTTGTAAGTTCAAATTCTGACATAAAAGACAGTGTCAGAATTGCCACACGAGCTTATGTTAACTTATCATCAATGATTTCAAGTATTGATGGTATTAATCTTGTTCATCGCGATCGTGTGCTGCTGACTGGCCAAAATAATCCTGCCCACAATGGAATTTATTCGTGGAATTCTGTAACAAGTAAATTATTACGTTCATCTGATGCAGATTCGGCAACTGAAGTTTCAGGCGGCCTGCGAGTGTATGTAGAAGAAGGTCTAGCAAATGCCCAAACATATTGGACACTGACAACCCCAGGTGTAATAACACTGGGGACAACAGGTTTAACCTTTGCCAGAGAAAATCGGGTAGGGAATTTTGATCAATCTGGTACTCATGGCTCTTCAACAAAAACCAACATCATAACCCTTGATGAATCTGGACAAATTGAGTCTATCAGTGCAGTAGACATTACCGTCGATGGCGGGACATTCTAAGACTTTTGTACAGCATTTTGAAGGTTTGCATCCAATATAGGTAAATACTTCTGGAACGGCGGGAACCGATCACCCTGCTAAACACCAAGAGGAGTATATACTCAAAATGGCCAATCAAATTATTTTAAAGCGTAGTTCAACACCGGGCAAGGCACCACTTGCGGCCCAGTTGGCACTAGGCGAAATTGCTATCAACACATATGATGGCAGAATCTACATCAAGAAAGACGACGGCGTTCCTGCTGTAGTTGAAATTGGTGGAGTTACAAGCGTTAACACACAAACAGGTGATGTTGTACTATCGACATCAGACGTTGCTGAAGGTTCTAACCAATACTTTACAACAGCCCGTGCTCGTAGCGCATTAAGCGCAGGTACAGGCATCAGCTATAACAGCACAACAGGTGCTATTAGCACAGCTCAAAATTTGTCAACAGCAGGTACACCAACTTTTGCTGCTGCCACATTTACGGGTGATTTGACAGTACGTAACATTATCCCAAGTGAAAGCAACACATATGACTTAGGTTCGGTAGCAAATCCATTCCGTCACATGTACGTTGGTCCAGGATCTTTGTATGTTAACGGTAAGCAAGTTTTAACAGAAACAAGCGGCACAATGACATTCACAGCTGACTTAGATCAGAACATGCGTGTCACAACAACTGGTACTGGTTTACTTCAGTTCGGTTCAAGTACAACAGGTGTTAACATTGACGGTACATTGCAAATTGCAGCCGGTAAGCGTATCACTTCTAGTGATGGCGTTAAAGTTCAATTCGGCGACGATATTGAATTAAACAACAACAAAGTTATTGGCGTTGGCGCACCAACTGCATTAACAGATGCCGCTACTAAAGGTTATGTTGATACAGCAATCAGTGCAGTAAGCACTTCAAGCATTGCACAAGGCAACTCAAACATTGCAGTTGTTGATTCGGGTACCGGTACAGTTACGGTTACAGTTGACGGTAGCACAGCATTGACAGTTGACTCAACTGGTGTTGTAGTAGCTGGAAACTTTACAGTTAGCGGTACAACAACTACGGTTAACTCCAATACAGTTGCAATTGCAGACAACATCGTTACATTAAACAGCGATGCAACAGGCACCCCAACTCAAAACGCAGGTATTGAAGTTGAACGCGGTGATGAGGCTAACGTACAAGTTCGTTGGAATGAAGGTTCGCAAAAGTGGACATTCACTAACGATGGTTCCGTTTACACACAAATTGCCACAAGTACAGACACATTAACTGAAGGTACAACACAGTTGTACCACACAGCTGGCCGTGCTCGCGCAGCAATCAGTGCAAGTAGCGCAAGTGGTGTAAGCTACAACAGTGCAAGTGGTGTAATCAACTTGGGTTCTATTCCTAACAGTTCATTGACCAATAGCAGTGTTACTGTTAACGGTGCAGTTGCTACCTTGGGTGGTTCAATTACTTTAGGCGTTGCTGACATTTCTGATGCAGCTACAACTGCTTCAGTAACAGCCGCTATTGCAACAGCCGCAACTGATGCAACTACAAAAGCTAATGCAGCTCAAGTAGCAGCAGCAACTGATGCAACTACAAAAGTAGCAGCTGAAGCCATAGCACGTGATACAGCTATTGCTGCTGCGGTAGCGTTGAAAGATAACACAAGTGAAATTATAGAAGGTACAAACTTATATTACACAGATGCACGAGTTGCAACTCGTGTAAACAGTGGTTTGACTCGCTTCCATGCTACTTTCCAATCAGTTACATCTACTCAAGCGGCTAACAACGTAAGCGCAACAGTTGCATACACATTTGCTGATTTAGCTACTGCTAAAGACTACAATGTATATTTAAACCGTATGTTGTTGCGTCCTACTGAATATAGTGTTAGTGGTTCTACACTAACTATTTCAGTTGGTATATTAGGAACAGATGACGAAATCGAAGTAAGCGGATTAAAGTTCGCGTAATATAACTGGCTAAAGACAGGGGTTTGACATCCCCTGTCTGTACATTGGTAACAATGGACATGGGGTAACAATAGTTTGCCCCTCGTGCCAGTAAACTCAAAGGAGATAAAATGTCTGAACGTAAATTAAGAAATAATGGTACTACAAGTGAAGTATCATTGGACAAATCAAAAAACTACAAATATGACAAGAGTGGTACTCTTGTAGAAGCAACAACAGTTGCTGATAGTGATATCATTTTCACTGGTAGCAAGTCAAGTCTACGTCGTTTGTCTGATTTGGAGCGTAACGTTTCCATTCTTGCAACTACATTGACAACAACTGACGGTACTACAGTTGACGCAGATGACACCAACTATGATGGTATTTTCACAGAGCCTGCGCGTTTCAAATCTACAACACGTTTTGACGGTAGTGTAAGCGTTAATGCAGCCGTTGGAATGAACAGTAATAAAATTACTAGTTTAGGTACACCAACTGCTGGTACTGATGCAAGTACTAAAGGCTACGTTGATTCTACCGCAGCTACTGCTAAGTCAGAAGCAATCAGTGCAGCCGCAACTGATGCAACTACCAAAGCCAATGCTGCTAAGTCAGAAGCAATCAGTGCAGCCGCAACTGATGCAACTACCAAAGCCAATGCTGCCAAGCCAGTGGCTGGCACAGGCATTGGTGTAAGCGGTACAACAGTTACTAACACATTGTCTACAAGTGGTGGTACTATTGGTGGTGCTATTGCAGTTACCGGCGGCATTACTGCCACTGGCGAAATTACAGCTTACTACTCTGATGCACGTTTGAAAACAAATGTATCTAAGATTGATGGCGCCCTGAGTAAAGTTATGGCTATCAACGGTTACACATACGATTCAAGCGATCTTGCTATGTCGTTGGGTCTTCCAAAGCACATGGATCAAATTGGTCTAATGGCAGACGAAGTTGAAGCAGTATTGCCAGAATTGGTAACAGAATCTGGTATTGCAGGCTACAAGACTATTCGTTATGACAAAGTTGTTTCTGTCCTAGTTAACGCTGTTAAAGAGCAACAAGCAATGATCGAGGAACTACAAGCACTTGTAAAGAAGACTTTACATTAATTCAGTGAAAAGAGGAGGCAAATAAAATGGCAATTCTTCCAGCAACTGGATCATCTATCTCGTTTGGTAATGTCAGACGTGGCTACACTAATGCAACTGGTACAAACCTTGGATTACGTAGCACACTTGGAGCACACGTAAGTATATCAACAGGTGCTGTTGGACTAAGTTCAACATTTGGTGGCCGTACAACACCATACGCTATCTAAAAAATAGCAACTAAGAAAAGGGCTTTGGCCCTTTTCTTTTGGCTAACTTTTCTACAACGGCATTGATACATAGTTAAACACATAAGGAGTTGACATGGCACTAACACAACATGAAATTTTAAACAATACTCGGGCAGTATTAAAACAAGTCCCTTACCGTACAAATTTTGAAAGAGATAATTTTGTTTATGGTACCGAATCGGGCCCTCGATTGGTAATCTCTCTTTGTCAAGAGATGGAGTTTCTAAGCGCAGAGCACGATAAGGCTACAAATGATTGGTCAAAAGCTTCATTAGTTGAAGAAATGAACATAATTAATGCCAAAATTGTAGAATTGCAGACAGTAATTGGCAGCAATATACGTGTAGCAGTAGAAGCTGCTGAACCCAGTTACTGGGTAGAAGAATTGGCAAAGAAAGCAGCAATTGAAGCAATTTGCCAAAAAGTCTCAGTTGAAAATATGAGTCAGATGTTGAAATTGCCAGCTGAACATTATGAAAGCGCAATTGTTAAATGCCAAACATTCCTGAACATCATTAATAAGACAACTCGTTCGGCCGAACGCAAAGCAAATACTGCAAGTTCATTGCAATACGGTGATGATGAATAATGTTTGGTAAGTCGACTGCAAATATATTTGACAAACCACCTGCTTTGAGTAATCGGGTGGTTATTTGTGTGCCTACCAATGGTACAGTACACGCTAAGTTTACTTACTGCTTGGTACAGGCAATACAGTTTACTGAACGTCAAGGTATTCCAGTTCAACTTGACATGGATGCTGGCACAGTATTGAGTAATCAGCGGCAAGTGTTGTTGACAACTGCTGTTGATACTCACAATGCCGAGCACATCATGTGGCTTGATAGTGATATGACTTTCCCCGAAGATGTTATTGTCAGATTATTAAAACATCGCAAGCGAGTAGTTTGCGCAACATATTCTAAACGTGTACCACCGTTTCATCCCACTGCATTTACCAGCATTGATCCTGTGGAGCCAGTTAATACAGAAGGATATGGGTTAGTTAATGTTCGTTATACTGGATTTGGCTGCGTATTAATGAAAGCAAATGTCATTGACGATATGCCAAGTCCACACTTTCCGTTAAAGTGGCATGCACCAAGTTCAACTTGGCACGGGGAAGATATGGGATTCTGCGACCTACTAGACCACAATGACATTAAAATATTTTGCGACTTGGATCTCAGTCGCGAGATTGGGCATTTAGGGCAGCGAGAGTTTCTAGTGAATCAGGTAAACTTGTAAAAAACGCACACCATCGTCTTAACTTTTTAAGATTGACAGAAGCAGACAATTGGTATTCTGGATAATTGTTGTTTAAAAGAATATCGCGCATAAATGCACCGTCGATTACAGTGCTTTTTATCAGGCGTAATTTTAACTCGTGATCTGCTACTACACTATTGAGAAGAGGATGACACCATTCTTCATCATTGATTAGTCGTCTGATTTCTAAAAACCAACGTTCAGTGTAGGCAATGTTATTTTTGTAAAGATTATTGAGAAGCGGATTGTTAAGCCATGTTGCCCAGCATTGTTGAAAATTAAGCTGGCGATGGGGCCCTGAATATATTTCTAATGGTTTTTCATTAATTGTATTTTTAATTACTTTTAACGCCATTGAGCAGACCTTCTAACGATTCTCTAAATCCACGACTACTAAACATTTTTGCGGTATTACGATGCAACGGTTGCGGCCATTCCCACAAGTTAACCCAGCAGTAGCCAGCACTTTCTTCATCTATGACGGGGATAAATTCTTCCTCGCATAAGATTAGATAGCTGACATGACGAAAGCGTTTATCACGAGTTGTGAACGTGTACACATGACTCATTGCAATTGTGTTGGGCACACCTGGAAAGCCAAGTTCTTCGCATAGTTCTCGTTTTAGACCGTTTAAGTCTCCTTCGTCACCGTCTAACTTGCCGCCCCATAGACCCCAGCACATACTGTGTGTTTCAGCAGGGCTACGAAGTTGCATCATAACCCTGCCTGTTTTTTTACTTACAATTAATGCGCCCACAGCTCTCATGATTTACTTAGTTGACAATACGCCAGTACCCCTGCTCGTATAAACCTTCGATTGCAAGCACCCAATCTGTGCCGGTAAAATATAACTTTTCCATGGTATTTGCATTTGTAGTGTATGCAACTGAATTAGTAGCACTTGCAT